CCTCGGCAACCTCTCCGGTTACAATCTGGCTTCTGCCTTCTTGCTCGTTACCGTATGGCTCTCTCAGGTATGCTTTTAGGGCTGCTCTTCTCTCAGATGTGGTATCACTCTCGATATAACCGAGAGCATTATCAATCTCGTTTCGAATTGCGTTTTTTAACTGGTTTTTGTTCAATTTTCTTTTCCAATTCGGTTATCCGTTGCTCTAAATCTGCAACCTTTTTTCGTAACACCTCTATACTTTCGCCTTGTTTAAATAGCATCATGTTTTAGATCACCCATTTATTATTTGCCTTTGGTAAGGCTCCCCAGTTTTCATTACTCATTAAATCTACTGCGCCAGATAAATACCGAAACGCATCCG